GAAAAGTGGAGATGGATGTTGATTGGTGGTGCTTTGGTAATTGGTTATATTTTAGCTCATTTAAAGCTAGAAAAACTGTTCTAAGCAGTTGACTTAGAGTCAATACTCCCATATAATCGATTTATCGGTTATTAGGGACACTACAACATTATGGATTGGATTGATCAAAAATACATTGGCCTCATCAGCAATCGCGTTGAGCGATTTAAAAGGGTCAATAGTACACTGTATAATCTTCGCTGTTCTCTTTGCGGAGATTCAAAAACCAATAAATTCAAGGCTCGAGGTTATATCATGGATAAGCCTGTCGTTGGGGCTTTGTATTATTGTCACAATTGCCATGTATCGATATCGCTAGGTAATTTTCTTAAGCATATTGATAGCCAATTAGCTGAGCAATATAAAAGGGAAAAATTCCTCGAGAAAAACGGCTCTAAGGAAGAGCCAAAGGAAGAGAAGCCTGACATATCGAAGGTAGTAGTTCCAACGTTTCTGCAAGGGAATAGCCCGCTTAAACAGCTTAAGAAGATATCGCAACTTGCAGCCGATCACCCTGTTAAAAAATATGTTCAAAAGCGGAAGATCCCACCTGCAATTCATTATAAATTATTCTACGCACCCAAATTTAAGAGTTGGGTAAATACAATTATTCCTGAGAAATTTAACCTAGAAAATGATGAACCAAGACTAGTAATTCCATTCCTCGATAGGGACGGAAAGATGTTTGGATTTCAGGGAAGAGGATTCAAAAAAGACGGAATCCGATACATTACAATTATGATTGATGAGTCTAAACCAAAAGTATTTGGATTAGATGGTGTGAAAGAAGAAGGTAAGGTTTTTGTGGTAGAAGGTCCAATTGATTCTATGTTCTTGCCTAACTGTGTTGCTATGGCAGGTTCAGCGATTAATTTGAACGAAGTATTTCCTACAAAGCCAAAAGACGAGATTATAATTGTAATGGATAACGAGCCAAGAAACAAACAAATTGTTGATCGCATTGACAAATATATTGATGAGGGGTATAATGTTTGTATATGGCCTAGTAGTATCGAGTATAAAGACATCAACGACATGGTGTTAGGTGGCCTTGATCCAGAAGCAGTTATAGTAGAAAATACGAAGCGTGGACTTTTTGCAAAGGCGGCCTTGACACAATGGAAGAAAATTTAAATATCCCTATTTTAGAGAATGAAGAGATGTGGGCAAGTAGATCAATAGACGAACACAATACAAATGTTAAACTTTTATCATATTCCCAACCAACATCACAGTATCAGTCTTTGGGCATCGACAATGCGCAGGAACTCATTGCGTATTGCGCCCGTGTTAGCAACCCAAGCAACCAACTTAACACTGAGACATCAGAAAAACTCATCCAATACCTTGTCAAGCACCAACACTGGTCACCCCTCGAAATGGTCTCAGCCTGTATTGAAATTACAACTACAAGAGACATTGCTAGACAAATCCTCAGACACAGAAGTTTTAGTTTCCAAGAATTTTCTCAGCGCTATGCTGACCCAACTAGAGATCTCTCGTTCATTATTCGGGAAGCAAGGCTACAAGATCCAAAAAACAGACAAAACAGTATAGAAATAAAAGGCTGGAGTCTTACAGAGCAGAATTTAATAGAGCAATGGAAGTGGAAGCAACAAGAAGTTATATCAGCAGCAGAACATGCATATGAGTGGGCTATTAAAAATGGCATTGCAAAAGAGCAAGCAAGAGCAGTACTACCAGAAGGGTTAACAGTATCACGACTTTATATGAACGGTACGCTAAGATCATGGATTCATTATATTCAGTTAAGAGCAGCAAATGGTACACAAAAAGAACACATGCTAATAGCAAAGCAATGTGCAGAAGTAATCGCGGCCGTTTTTCCAATGGCTAAACAATTTACAGAATAACAATAACAATTTGGAGTTTTAAATGGCAGATGTTGTCGACGGCATTACAGTAGACTATTCACGTGATTCATTATTTGATGAGCTTGGATTAAAACGACTGAAAGAGTCGTATATGAAAGAAGAAGAACAGTCCCCCCAAGAAAGGTTTGCATATGTATCAAAAGCGTTTGGCTCTAATGCGGAGCATGCACAAAGACTATACGAATATTCTTCTAAACATTGGTTGTCTTATAGCACTCCTATTTTGTCTTATGGTCGCTCTTCCCGTGGTCTTCCTATTTCTTGTTTTTTACCATACTTGGATGATTCTGCAGAAGGTTTGGTTGACTGTCTTGCGGAAGTAAATTGGCTTTCAATGTTGGGAGGTGGTGTTGGAATTGGAGTTGGCATTCGATCTGCAGATGATAAATCTGTTGGTGTGATGCCTCATCTTAGAACATACGATGCATCCTCTTTAGCATATCGTCAAGGTCGCACTCGCCGTGGATCCTATGCTGCCTATCTTAATATAGATCATCCTGATATTCTTATTTTCTTAGAGATGAGAAAACCAACTGGCGATCAAAACATGCGTTGTTTAAATCTCCATCACGGCATTAATATCACAGATGAGTTCATGCAGCTAGTAGAGAAATGCATGATTGATCCCCACTGTGATGATACATGGTATCTAAAAGACCCACATGATGGATCTATCAGAGATCAAATCCCAGCAAGAGAGTTGTGGCAGCGGATATTAGAGATTCGAATGATGACTGGTGAGCCATACCTACACTTCATCGATACATCTAACCGTCTCATGCCAGAGTTTCAGAAGAAGAAAGGGTTGTCAATTAAGCAATCAAACCTTTGCTCTGAAATTATTCTACCAACAGATAAGAAGCGTACAGCTGTATGTTGTTTGAGCTCAGTAAATCTAGAGTATTATGATCAATGGAAGAAAGATCCTCTATTCCTAAAAGATGTAGCAGAAATGTTAGATAACGTATTACAACACTTTATTGACAATGCTCCTAAGCATGTTAAGCGTGCAGTATACTCAGCTACACAGGAACGCTCTATTGGTATTGGAGCATTGGGATATCATGCCTATCTCCAAAAGAATAATATACCATGGGAGTCTGCTATGGCTTCTGGTCGTAATATTCAGATATTTAAACATATCAGAAGCAAGTTGGATGAAGCAAATAAAGAGCTTGGAACGGAGCGAGGAGAGGCGCCTGATGCTGCCGGAACAGGATTACGGTTCTCTCATCTAATGGCTATTGCTCCTAATGCGTCTAGCTCAATCATCATGGGCAACACATCCCCAAGCATCGAACCATTTAGAGCAAATGCATATAGACAAGATACATTGTCTGGTTCTTCTTTAAATAAAAACAAACATCTTGATAAAATTATTAAAGAGAAGTGTGATCAAGATTCAAAATTAGTATACGATGAGATATGGTCAGGTATTATTGCAAACGATGGATCAGTACAGCACTTGGAGTTTCTCGATGACTGGACAAAAGATGTATTTAAAACGTCAATGGAGATTGACCAAAGGTGGCTTGTGGCGCACGCAGCTGATAGACAGAATTTCATTGACCAAGCGCAATCCCTTAACCTTTTCTTTAGACCCGACTGCAATGTAAAATATCTACATGCGGTTCATTTTCAAGCATGGAAGAGTGGATTAAAAACTTTATATTATTGTCGTTCTGAAAAATTAGCAAAAGCAGATAAAGTATCTAAGAAGATTGAACGTCAAGTAATTCAGGAAATTGATTTCAAAGCATTAACTGAGGGAGATGTTTGTTTAGCGTGCGAGGGATAACATGCCATTAAGAGATTACAGTTGTAGAATTTGTCATAGCAAATGGGAAGAGTTAAGGAAAGATCAAACCGATCCTTTACGCTGCCCCACTTGCAATTGTGATACTGTTGAACGTAAGTTATCCTTAGGTGGGTTATTTACATTTGAACATGGTGGATCTAAACAAGATTATATAAGGAGCAAAAATGGTTAGTCTTTTAGACGTACTAAAAAGTAAAACACAAAAGAACGGAAACGTTCCTGCAGCGAAGAATTCAGCCCCACAAAAACAACAAGGCAAGGGACCTGTAATGGTGAACAAACCTCAAAAGAGGTCAGCGGGGCGTGGTAGATAATTGATTTTCCTAATTGTGACTATAAAAAAATAATATTGGCAATAATTAGGTAATTAAGTTAAACTATGAATAAGTAATATTGATAGTTTTTAACTTAAAGAGGAGAAGTATGGAAAAGCAATATGTTTGTGCAGTATGTGGTCACGTTCATGATGAAGCGACAGAAGGTAAGTTTGAAGATTTATCGGATTTGTTTATGTGTCCTGAATGTGGATGTTATAAAGATGAATATTATTTAATGTAAAAGGAAAATTAATATGGCAAAGACAGTAAAAGGTACGCGTACCGAAGCAGCATTGAAAGAAGCATTTGCAGGAGAATCACAAGCAAATCGTCGTTATTTGTATTTTGCAAACATGGCTGACGTTGCAGGTTCACCTGATGTAGCAGCAGTATTTCGTTCTACAGCAGAAGGTGAGACAGGTCATGCGCATGGTCATATGGAATATCTATTGAGTGGTGGTGCTGGCGATCCAGGTACTGGTTTATCAGCTGCAACCGTAGCAGAAGCACTCGAGTCTGCAATTCATGGCGAAACTCATGAATATAGCGACATGTATCCTGGTATGGCAAAGACTGCTCGCGATGAAGGATTTGATGAGATTGCTGATTGGTTTGAAACATTAGCAAAGGCAGAGCGCTCACACGCTAATAAATTCCGCAAAACTTTAGAAGCACATAAAGCAGAACAAGCCTAATATAGTATCTGCTAGAGTACTAAATAGCAGATATGGCATATTCTGACAAAGTAATTGATCACTACGAGAACCCACGCAATGTGGGTTCCTTTACCAAGGATGATCCGCAAATTGGGACTGGAATGGTTGGCGCCCCTGCATGCGGCGACGTCATGAAACTTCAAATAAAGGTAGATCATGATACAGGTATTATTACAGATGCAAAATTTAAAACGTATGGCTGCGGATCGGCTATCGCAAGCTCAAGCCTCATCACTGAATGGGTTAAGGGAAAAACTCTCGAAGAAGCGGGAGGAATTAAAAACTCCCAAATCGCAGAAGAGCTAGCATTACCTCCTGTTAAAATACACTGTTCCATCTTAGCTGAAGATGCAATCAAAGCAGCTATTGAAGATTATCAAAGAAAGCATTCAAATGGTTAGTGTAACAGACTCCGCTATATTAAAGATTAATGATTTAATAGCAGAAGAAAATAATCCTAATATGAAAGTGAGGGTGTTTGTACAGGGTGGCGGTTGCTCTGGTTTTCAATATGGGTTTACATTTGATGAAGAAATAAACGATGATGATTTTGTTATAGAAAATATTATTGTAGATTCTATGAGTATGCAATATATGACAGAAGCAGTAGTTGATTACAAAGAAGATCTTAATGGTAGTCAATTCACAATCATAAATCCCAATGCAGCATCAACTTGCGGATGTGGTTCGTCTTTTAGTATATGATAGACGCAAAACAAATACACGTAACACCTCTTGCCAAACAAAAAATTATAGACAACCTTAAGAAACGAGGTAAGGGTAAAGGAATTAGAGTGGGTGTTCGAACCACTGGTTGTAGTGGTATGGCATATACCCTCGAGTATGTTGACGAATTAAATCCAAATGAGTTATACTGGATAGGAGGAGGACCAGAATTTATGGTCATATCTACTACCAAAGATTTTGTTTATCTAGCAGACTTAACAATAGATTGGGTTCGCAATGGACTCAATGAAGGATTTGAATTTATTAACCCAAACGAAAAAGATCGTTGTGGGTGTGGAGAATCATTTAGAGTATAAGGAGATATTATGCAAGTTTTTGATACACAAGAGAAAATTAGATTAATTAGTGAAGAAGTACAGGTGCTTAAGTCACGCATCCAAGAACATGGTACTGGTCATATCCACACAGCAATTAGTGTAATGCAACACCGAATTGCAGAACTAGAAGAACAATTCATTAAAGAACAAGGACAAAGGAACAGATGAACGCCGTAAAGAAAAAGAATAAGTTAACCGACGAGCGTGCTCATTTCAAGCCATTTAACTATCCATGGGCATATGATGCCTGGTTAAAGCATGAGCAGAGTCATTGGTTACACACAGAAGTACCAATGCTAGAAGATGTAAAAGATTGGAAGAAGAAACTAACTCCATCACAAAAACAATTTCTAACACACATCTTTAGATTTTTTACACAAGGTGATGTAGACGTTGCTGGCGGTTATGTAAAGAATTATCTACCATACTTTCCTCAACCAGAAGTCCGTATGATGTTAACTGGATTTGCTGCTCGGGAAGCTTTGCATATTGCAGCATATAGTCATTTGATTGAAACACTTGGGTTGCCAGAGTCAACATATAATCAGTTTTTAGAATATGAGGCAATGAAGGATAAGCATGACTACTTCTTAAACCTTGCTGATCAAGATGAGAATACAATTGCACAACAGATTGCAGCATTCTCAGCATTTACAGAAGGTATGCAGCTATTCAGTTCATTCATCATGTTGCTGAACTTCCCACGCCACGGCATGATGAAGGGTATGGGGCAAATTGTTACTTGGTCTATTGTTGATGAAACAATGCATGCTGAGTCAATGATCAAACTATTCAGAACGTTTGTAGAAGAGAATCGTGATATTTGGAACGATAAACTAAAAGGTGAAATCTATACCATTGCAGAAAGAATGGTAGTGTTGGAAGATAAGTTTATTGATTTAGCTTTTGACATGGGCGATATGCCAAACCTTACTCCAGCAGATGTAAAACAATACATTCGCTATATTTGTGATCGTCGCTTAATCTCATTAGGTCTTAAAGGTATCTTTAAAGTTAAAAAGAATCCTTTGCCATGGGTAGAAGAAATGATTAATGCACCAACTCATACAAACTTCTTTGAAAATAGAGCAACAGATTATGCAAAAGGAGCTTTATCTGGTACATGGGATGATGTATGGGGTAAAGCAGCTTAATGGAAATTATATACACACTGGTGATGACCCACATCACCATTCTTTGTGTGACGATATTTTTGCACAGAGGACAGGCTCATCGAGGCCTGTCTTTTCATCCAGCGCTTAGTCACTTTATGAGATTTTGGTTATGGCTAACAACCGGAATGATAACAAAGCAATGGGTAGCGATACATCGCAAACATCACAGATATAGCGATAAGGAAGGGGATCCTCACACTCCCCACGTATTTGGAATATGGGAAGTATTATTTAAAGGAGCATTCCTCTATCATGATGCGTCAAAAGATAAAAGTATGGTTAATTCATATGGGGTTGGTACTCCTGATGATTGGCTTGAGCACAACCTATACAGTGCTCACTCCCGACTTGGCATTAGCCTTCTCCTTGTGTTCAACACGTTAGTATTTGGCTGGTGGGGGTTATTAATTTGGGGTATACAGATGATTTGGATCCCTTTTTGGGCTGCAGGAGTCGTTAACGGCTTAGCACACTGGTGGGGCTATAGAAATGGTGAAACAAGTGATAAAAGCCGTAATATTAGTCCAATTGGGTTTATAATCGGCGGAGAAGAGTTACATAACAATCACCATTTAAATCCAGCTTCTCCTAAACTCAGTGCAAAATGGTTTGAGATAGATATTGCGTGGCTATGGATAAAGGTATTTTATGCCTTAGGCCTGATAACGTTAAACAGGAGATAAAATGTTTCAATATGACGAAGAAGAGAATATTATTCTTTGTGTAAATTGCGATGCAGAATATACATTAACTAAAATAGATGATGAGGAACAAGAACCTGAGTTTTGTCCATATTGTGGATATCATCAAATAGACGAAGAATATGACGAGGATGACGAAGAAGACGAGGATCCTCTCTTCAATTAGTATTATAAATAGTATATGCAATACTCTTTGTTATGGAATCTCTATAACATCTAAGGAAAGAACAAAATGTACAGAAAGATCGCAACAGCGGTACTTTTTGTTATGGTTTCATCCATTACACTGGCACAACCAATTGTAACTGATTCGACAAGTAGATCTACAACAGACTCTACATCCAATAGTACCACAACAGTAAAATCCCCACCACCTACGGCTGTAGCTCCAGCAGTTACAATCATTAATAGCGATGTTTGCGCAGTTGCTATATCAGGCGCAACCCAAACCCAAATTCTTGGCATCTCTTTTGGTGCTACGATGACAGACAAAAATTGTGAAAGACTAAAACTAGCTCGTTCCACATATGATATGGGTATGAAGGTAGCAGCAGTTGCTATTATGTGTCAGGATGAGAGAGTATTCACAGCAATGATGAATGCTGGAACACCATGTCCCGTAGATGGCAAAATTGGCGAGCAAGCCAAGAAAATCTGGGAAGAAAATCCAGAGAGAGTACCCCAAAAAGTCAAGAGTAAAGACTAATGAGATTTTGGGTATTAGTGTTTTTAGTTGTGGGCTTGGTGGCCTTCACACCAAGAGCCAAAGCACAAACATCTTCCAATATATTAACTCCAACAGTGTCAGGTTGGGTAGGTTCAGTACCGGGTCAGAATGGTGGATATTCTGGTGGCGGTAATGGACCAGCATATAATGTTACTACTGATACACTCATATTCGGTTATACAACTGCTACAGCAACCCAAACAATAACTGCTGAGGCATTTGCAATTCAACAGGCACTAAACTTATCCAACTCTGGTATAAGAATTAACGGCTACAATTATTCATGGTGGATTAATAACTCTGGTGATCAATCTGGAACACTGACTGGCCAAGTAAATTTTCTAAGAGGTGGGACTTCTCTACGAACAGACATCTACAATTACAACTCAACAACAAATGGATTTGAATTAAGAACTGGCACTCAAACTTTTGCTACTCAAGAAAGTATGCTTGCTGGCCATCTTGCCCAAATTACAATACATTATCAATAAGTAACAATCTATTTTCCGGAACAACTGGAACGCAAGCATATGCTATTAATCAAGCATTAGCTAATGCTGGTGCTGGCGCAATGATACATGGATTTAATTATGGATATGACTACAATGTTGCTGGAAGATATTGTTCTATTTTTGATTTTTTTGGTGGATTTTGTATAACAGGTTGGAACTATTCAGATGCAGGCGTTGGCGTTGCTATTACTTCTAGTAATGGTACTGTTTTGGAAAGTACTTCTCATACTCAAAATGGTAATGACAATGGTGCGGTGGGAACGTTTAGCAGACAGTTTAGATTTAATAGTTCTTTACCAAGAACTGCATTAGGCGGATTTGCTATGTCGCCATGGACTAGTGGAAATGCTAGTATAACAAACATGTATAGCAATGCAGTATATACACCTGATCCTTGCTTAGATCCTCTATCTTCACCTTCATGTCCTGGATATGCTGCAGCATATTTTACTCAGCAATGTACTGCCAATCCACTTTACAATTCATCATGTCCTGGATATGCGCAGGCATATTTTACTCAACAATGTACAGTAAATGCGTTGTATGAATTGGATGGATTATATGATAGAACTTGTACAAACTATGCAGAAGCATATGCTAAGAAAAATATATTAACTACAGATACTACTTCTACAACGAAGACTACATCATCAACACCAACATCCTCTACAGTATCTAAGACAGAAGCATCCACTACTATATCATCTGATGGTGCAGTAAAAACTGAAGTATCAAAGACAGGTGATTCTAATATTGATAAAGCAATTGACTCACCAACGACAACAACTAATACTGCTGCAGCACCATCTGCTCCAGTTCAATTAGTCGCGCCCGCACCAGCACCATCTGCTCCAACACAAACAGCAAAAATGGATGGTCCAGCTGCGCAGAAATCAGAAGACAGAAAGGATGATGCTCCAAAAGGCGCAGGAGGCGGTTCCCAGTCACAAAATACTACTGCATCCTCATCTGATAAACCAGCAGCACCAACTGCTCGTCAAGCGCTCCAAGAACGAAGAGAAGCTGCAGCTAAAGCATCAGCAGTAGAGAAAGGCAAAAACCTTGCCAATGAAATGGGTAAAGCTACTGATATGGAATCGCAAAAACAAATTCAAAATGTTGTAATTCAAGCGATGGGATTTACACCTGGGTTTGATGCATATGGTAAAGCAGTACTTCAAGATGCCGCAGGATATAAACCATATGCAGTTTATACAAATCAAAAAAATATTGAAAATCGCAGTACACTAAGAATATTTGGTGGCACTGATCGCATACATAACGAAATGATCAACTCACAATATCAATTAGGAAAATAAAATGCCAGAAGAAATTAAAGACGTTAACAAAAAGATTGACGAAGCAGAAGCAGCTGTAAAGAAGTATGCAAGTAAAGATACCGTAATTAGTATTGGAGGATATGAATTCACTCCTGCTAAGTTGATGGTTGCATTTACGATAGTGTCATCTATTCTTGGTGGTTTATATGGTGCCTTTGAGGTATACAAATCCTACCAAGACATGAAGATGAAAATAGAAAAGTATGTTGCGCCTGATTTATCTGAATTTGATAAGCGACTAATAGTAGTAGAAGAAACATCTGCTAAGACTAATGATTATACCCGCGATATCAAAAATGATATTAAAACTGATATTCGCAAGTTAGAGAAAATTGTAGAGCAAGTCGAACGAGACAATAAACAACTGTCGCGGGAAATGGATCAAGATATTCGCGTCTTGCGGAAAGAGATCGATAGCAAGATTCAGAAAGCATTAGATAATCCTCTTGCTGGAAAATGATTTTTACCTTACAACCGATATGTAATGCATAGTGTTTTTAATCCTTATGCATTTTATGATATGTGGGTTTACTCTATGTTACAATTATACTTTTTACCACTGACATATATACGTATATGATGCTACTACAAATAATGCTTTTACTGACTTTAATATACTCTACATTACGGTTTAGTGTTGGGATCTTTTTAGAAGATCCTCAACTTGTTTCTGTGATGGCTGCAACAGTCATTACATCTCTAATACTGATTACTTACAGTTTATGAATCCACATGGGAAGAAAGTGCTCCAAGTTCTTGCTTGGGGATTAATATTAATTGTCATTCCTCTCCTACTAGCAATGTGGGTAGTGTCTGCTGGAATTTCTATATTATTGCTACATCTAATAGTAAAGATGCATCCTAATTTAAGAAGCAAAGTGGATAGAATTGTTAATGAACTTTTTTTAGATGTTTCTGTCCTAAGACCCCCTCAAGACAACAATTCACCCTAAGTAAAATATGCTATCTTGGTTATATAATGGAGAAGTGTTTGCAGGTCCGGAAGAATCTCATTATGGATTTGTATATCTTATCACAAACCTTCAGAATGGAAAAATGTATGTTGGGAAAAAACTATTTTGGTTTAAGCGTACGAAAACCCTTAAAGGAAAGAAAAAGAGATACCTTGCTGAGAGCGATTGGAAAGGTTACTTTGGATCTTCTATTACCCTTAACAAAGAAGTCAAAGAAATAGGCTCTGACCAGTTTAAACGAGAGATTATACACCTTTGTACATCGAAAGGGGAATGTTCCTACTTAGAGACAAAAGAACAAATTGAAAGAGCTGTTCTCTTTAATCCCGAAATGTATTATAATGATTGGATTATTTGTAGAGTTCATAGAAAGCATGTACTAAATGAAAGCGGCGAAAAGCAATCCACACCCCAAACCAAGAAGAAACCCGGACTACCAGTTTCAATCTAATGAAACGGTGATATCCGCTTTTTACGGACCACATAACGTTGAGATTTATCAAGATCGTGATGGTCACACCCAACGACTTCAATTGTCATTCGAACGTTGGGAAAATTTCAAAAGACAATTCAATACTTCTGTTGCTTAATTAATCACTTTGCTGTACAATCTATATTATGGATCCAAACGAACTAGTCAAATTTTTAAATTTACTTCGGAATTTTGTACCAGGGTATTGGAGAACCAGAATTGATGAAGTAATTACAAAAATAGGTGGAACAATAAAACGGAGAGAGGGCCCATAGCTCAGTTGGTTAGAGCAGAGGACTCATAATCCTTTGGTCCTAGGTTCAAGTCCTAGTGGGCCCACCATTCATATGATAGAAACTATAATTTACATATTAATTTTTTGGATTGTATTGCGTGCTGTAGCAAATATATTTGCTGGTGCTAATGCTCCTGTAGAAGAAGAGGAAGAGGACATTTACAAGCACTTAGAACGTAAAAAGGTTGTCGATGTAAAATTAAAAATGGAAAATATTAACGGATGGTGGTATGGATTTTATACGCCTCCATCTGGAAATGGAGAAATATTTGTAGCACAAGGCACGACATATGAGGAGGCAGTTGCTAATTGTAAGGAAAGATTGAGTACTGCTAAACATACTTTTAAACTTGAGTTTGAAAAAAATGAAACGAAACCAATATAAAATTAGACACGATGTTGTATTAAAAAATAGACTTAACAATGAAGTTGTTAGAGGCAACATTGTTAATGAAAAAGACATCGAGGGTAAACAATACTGGGTTTTAAATGTACCTAGTAGAGGACCAACTCAATTGAGTTATTCAAAAGAATCGTGGGTTATTTCAAAAGGAAAATGATTATGGAAAATGGGCCATTGGGGCAAACAATGTCTGCAGAGAAAGCACTGACAACTACCGAAGGGCGTGAGTGGTTACAATCTCATTTACGTATGGGTCCTGTCACAGTCATCTTTACAAAAAAAGATGGCACAGAACGTACAATGAACTGTACATTGCAAGAAGGGGTAGTTGTTCCTCATGAAAATAAAACTGACAAAACAAAAGTAGAAAACGACGAAGTTTTAGCAGTTTGGGATATAGATAAAAGTGCGTGGCGATCATTTCGCCTAGATAGTATTAAGACTGTACAATTTAATTTATGAGATAATATGCCAATAGCGACAGATGAAGTAAGTAAGAATGCCATGGGTGGTACGGAAATGATGAAATATGGTTTACAAGACCGTGTGGATTCAAAACTCCTTGACCACTTCCACATTACGGCAAGTAGGTATCGAGGACCACAAGCAGGTAAAGTTGAATTATATTGGTTGCACGACCTTCCTGGCGACCCAGAGTCTGCCCACCTTGCTAATGGGGGATGGAATAAGTTTGAGAAGCTTATTTTCGTTTCTAATTGGCAATTCCAACAATACCAAGCCTTTTACGGTCTTCCGTGGCATAAGTCAATTGTTTTGCAAAACGCAATTGATCCAATTGTTCCAGAAGATAAGTCTAAAGACAAGTTCAAAATTATATACAACACAACGCCACATCGTGGGTTGGAAATCCTTGTTCCAGTTTTTGAAAAATTAGCTGAAAAGTATCCTAACATAGAACTAGATGTATTTTCGTCATTTAAAGCCTATGGTTGGGAAGAGCGAGATAAACCATATGAGGAATTATTTCAGCGCTGTAAGGATCATCCTAAGATCAACTATCATGGGTATCAACCAAACAACGTTGTGCGCAAAGCACTAGCAGAAGCTCACATCCAAGCATATCCATCAATATGGCAAGAAACATCTTGCATGTCGTTAATGGAAGCAATGAGTGCTGGTTGTTTGTGTATTCATCCTAATTATGCTGCGTTGTATGAAACATCTGCTAATTGGACATGGATGTATCAGTGGACAGAAGCTAAACGAGATCATGCTAGCGTGTTGTACACACATCTTTCAACAGCCTTGGAAACTTACTGGACTGAAGGAGTACAAAGCAGATTGGCTGGCCAAAAAGCATATGCGGATGTATTTTATAGCTGGCAATTCCGAAAACAACAATGGGAAGCCTTGTTAACAGGCATCTTAAACACAAAAGGAATTAAGGTAACATCAGAGGAAGTTGACTTAGTATCCTAATTGTTATACAATTGTAAAAATGATCATTGTTGACCTAAATCAAGTGATGATTGCGAACATTATGGCGCAACTTGGCAATCACACAAATACTATAATTGAAGAAGATTTGTTTCGGCATATCACGCTTAACTCCTTGCGCTCATTTAAAAAGCAATTTGGTGAATATGGGGAAATGGTTGTTGCCTGCGATGATAAGAATTACTGGCGAAAACAACACTTTCCGTTCTATAAGGCTAATCGCAAGAAAGCACGTGAAAAGTCGGATGTAGATTGGAATCAAATCTTTAATCATCTAAATAAGATTAGGGAGGAGTTGAAAGAAAACTCGCCCTATCGTGTAATTCAAGTGGATGGCGTAGAAGCTGATGATATCATTGCCACACTTTGTATAGAATTTGGCACGATAATGAATATGCAAGAAAAAATATTAATTTTATCAGGTGATAAAGATTTTGTACAGCTGCAAATATACGGAAACGTTGAACAGTACAACCCTGTTCTTAAAAAATATATTAAACATACCAACCCTCACAAATACTTGCGTGAGCATATCCTCAAAGGGGATCGGGGTGATGGTATCCCTAACATCATGTCGGAAGATCATTGCATCGTCAATGGCGAACGTCAAAAATCTCTCCCAGCAAAAAAGATTGAATTCCTTACAGGAATCCCAGATGTTTCTACTGTCCTAACAAAAGACGAACTCAAACACTTCAAACGAAATGAACAGCTAATCGATTTACACATGATTCCAGAAGATATACGACAGAACATCTTAACGCGATACAATGAAGAAGCAAACAAACCAAAGGAAAAGTTAGTGACCTATTTAAAAAAGCATAAGCTAAAGCTATTGCTAGAAAACATCAGTGAGTTTTAATATGAGACTAGGAATTTTTCAAATACTTGAGCAAGCATCGATGCTAAAAGGGACGGAAGAAAAAATTCAATTTCTTCGCTCTCATAACAGTGCTCCTCTTCAACAAATTTTAAAGTATGCTTTCGATCCAAGCATTGTATGGGATCTGCCAAAGGGCGCGCCACCATATAGTCCATGCATATATCCAGCTCAGGAAATGAGATTATTTACTGAGGTAAGAAGGTTGTATTTGTTTGTGAAAGGTGGGAATCCCAATCTTACTAAATTAAAAAGAGAAGCGCTTTATATTGAATTGTTAGAATCAATTCACCCAGAAGATGCCAAGCTATTGGTTGAGGTGAAAGATAAAAAAGTTCCATATAAAGGTATTACATTAAAATTAGTGAAAGAAGCATTTCCTGGTTTAATTGAGGAGCAAGCATCGGATGAAGAACAATCTTCATAAAACAAAAAAAAGATTAAGTTTTAAAGATTATGGCGAGGAAAGTCGCCATATCTCTAAAAAAGTAAAAACGCAGTTGCAACAAAAAGCAAACGATGCATTAGATAAAGCATTAAAGCTGAAAGATTTGAGAAATATTAACATTGATGATTTAAATTAAAAAGGAGACTTACCATGGAAGTTATTTTAATCGTTGCAGTATTTGCTGTAATATTATTTTTTGTATACAGAGCATTTGCACCAAACCTTGATACCAATAAAGATGGTAAGGTTGATCAAGCTGAGGTAAAGGCTGCTGTAGAGCAAGTTAAAACAAAAACTACAGCGGCTGTCAAAAAAGCAACAACTCGCAAACCAAGAACCCCAAAGAAGTAATGCCAACTTATTCCTTCAAAGATACAACTACCGAAGAGGTATTTGATATCATGATGAGTATGCATGACCTAGACAAGTATAAGGAAACCCATCCAAACCATATTCGGTTTTTTGATGGGACTCCGAATATTGTATCGGGGGTTTCCGTTAACGGAAAACTGGATAGTGGATTTAAGGATGTGCTATCAAAAATATCTGAAGCACATCCAGGATCTCCATTAGCTGATGCTCATGGAAGGAAATCTATAAAAGATGTACAAACGGAAAGAGCTGTTCGAAAATGGAGGAGCTCTGATTCATAAACTAACCTGGTAGGAGAAATATGGCCAAACGCTCTAATGCATTACATGTAGTCAATAATGAACAACAATCAACACATGGAGAGCAACAACAAAAACAACATTTGCCATTGAAAATAAAATTGGATCATATGAAGACATTTGATCCTCTTACTGAAAACCAAAGACAGTTTTATGAAGCATACAAGCGCGGTGATTATTTTATAGCGCTGCATGGTGTAGCAGGTACTGGAAAAAGCTTTATAGCAGTATATAAAGCATTAGAAGAAGTTCTTGATAAAAGTAATCCATTCGAGAAAGTAATTATTGTAAGATCTGCAGTACAGGGAAGAGAAATCGGTCACTTACCTGGAGACATTGAGGGCAAACTTGAGATCTACAGACAACCATATATTCAAATATGCGATACGTTGTTTGGAAGACGAGATGCATATCAACGTTTAGAAGAGCAGCATGCAATCGAATTCATATCTACTTCTTTTATTAGAGGTATGACGTTTGATGATGCTATCATTATTGTAGATGAAATGCAGAACATGACATATGAGGAAATTGATACTGTTATGACCCGTGTTGGTCATAGATCAAAAATCATATGGTGTGGCGACTACAGGCAGTGTGATTTGAAAAGGCGGGATGATAAATCTGGTCTTTTGAGATTTTTTGATGTAGCAGCATTAATGAAAGCATTTACAAGAATTGAATTTACAACTGACGATATTGTTAGAAGTTCCCTAGTGAAAGATTATATCCTTGCAAAGATTCAACTCGAAGACCAATCAAAATAGAAAATATTTTGAACGGGAAGACCTAGATCAGATTGATTTAGATTCTACAACAATAGATGGGAAGCGCTACTACTGGACACCAGATGGAGCGCTCTACCCTTCCGTAACCTCTGTTCTTGGTAGCAATCAAGAAAAGAAGGATGGCCTCCAGCGCTGGAAAGACAAAGTTGGAGAGCAAGAAGCCAACCGCATTTCAAGACGAGCTTCTAGTCGCGGCACACAACTCCATCAAATTTGCGAGGATTACCTCCTTAACAAGGAGAACTACCTTAGCAAGCATATGCCCCCTCACATTGAGCTGTTCAACAGTATACGCCCGATTTTAGATGAAAGCGTAGAGGTAATATATGGTAATGAGTTGGCATTATTCTCACACACGCTAAAGACAGCTGGACGAACAGATATGTTTTGTAGGTTTCAAGGAGTTAACACTATTGTTGACTTTAAGACAGCTACAAAAGATAAAAAAGAGCAGTGGATTCAAGATTACTTCTTGCAGTCCACAGCATATGCAATTATGCTTGAAGAAGTGTACAAAGACATACAAACAATACACATTCCTCAGATTGCAATCGTTATTGCAGTAGAAGATGGAGAACAAAAGCAGCAGCTATTTGTGAAAAGAACGTCCGACTATCGGGAAAAAGTTCTGTCCTTTTTTACTGAATATCATTCTAAAAATACTCTCCCAAGCACAGCCGTATATACGCGTAGTTTGTTTGAAAATATTGAATAAAATCAACTAGTTATAGGCTGTTGACATTTGTTCAAAAATCGCGTAAGATAGACTTTACCTTAACTGATAAAGGAATGTGAAATGGTGGATGTTCAGTCTGTGTTTAAAAAGTACAATATTAACCCTAATCTATCGATTCATCGATCGATCCAAGGCGTTGGTACTGATATTTCGGAATCGTCAGATCCACTTCTAAAGTCTAACCAGATTATCTGTAAGCTTGGAGGAACTGCAATTGTAGATCCAATTGAAGCTCCAATCATTGCTAAGTGTATGGTAGAACAAGCTATTTTGTTTACTTTACAGCATAGGACATTTGATCCTAAGCAAGCAATGGAGCTAGCTGCAATAAAAGTAGCAGATATGAAAGTTAAACACCCTTATCTTTTTGTTATGAAGGAGTCTAGTATGGAAGCGACTGTAAAATCTGCAAAGCGCAGTGGTGATAAAAAAGCCCGTGCTTTGGAAATTTTCGAAGCCAATCGTGGTAAAAAAGCTAGCGATGTTGCTAAGCTGATCCAAGTGGAACTTGGTATTACGTTTGCTAATGCTTATTACTACGTTTCACGCGTATTTAAGTAAAACATATGTGGCCTTCAGAAAAAGGCCTCATAGGTCTGTTAGTTGATATACAGGTGATAGACCTATGATGATGAAAAGTAAAAAACTATTTGACTGGCAACAATTGGTCACTAAAAAACGTTTGTTTGATCCTACGAATAAAGAAGATAAGATAGAGTTTGCTTATTTTCTTCAAACGAAGAGATGGAACAGTATTGTATGTCCGTTTGAGTTAGAATGGCCATACTTAACTGTGCCAGACATGATAAAGGACAAACTTGCACACCACATACTCAAAGTAGAAAAGGTTTGGGAATAATATGGGTATTGTATATTTTAGTACTAAGTCCAAGAAGACTCGTAAGCAACGAGAGAAGCAAAGGGATGCGTGGAAAGAGTATATGGAAAAGTATGGCCTTACAGAAAACAAAGCTCGTACTCAACAAATAGTAAAAACGTTTGTGGAACCAAAGCCTCTATCATTACGTCCTGGCGCCTTAGACCATTTACAACACAAGTCGTTGAATAGTGGAGCAGCAGTTGCTGTCAAAGTAACTCAACAAGTATACACCGGTGATAAGGTCATTGGTATAGGATGTATGCATAAGTCCAATTTAGTGCCAATCTTTAGTAGTGATGCTGCTGTTGACTTATCAAAGATGAGGAGGGGATAATGAAGGTTGTTATCAACAAATGCTTTGGTGGGTTTAGTCTTTCTGATTTAGCGTTTGAAAAATTGCTAGAAAAAAAAGGCATAGCGTTTGTTCGAGCTAAAGGAGATACATCCTTTGGTTCTAATTATTATAAGGCCGGCCACGAGCAAGAAGAGAGTACTTTTATTAATCAATATGATTATTATGATGACCGTAGTGATTTGGATCTGATTGCTGTTGTAGAAGAGCTAGGTAAAAAAGCAGATGGTTGGGCAGCAGAGTTAGCTATTGTAGATGTTCCTGATGAGGTTAAGTGGTATATTCACAATTATGATGGCATTGAAGCTGTTTATGAACAACATAGAGTTTGGTCATGAAACCGTTACGGGAACAGATTGTAGATAGAATTATAATTCTTGGCGGAGAAGAAGCTGGGACCTATAAGGACTATTCTGACTATGATTTGTTAGAAGATTATGAAAACCTTCTACGGACTAAAATTGAAGCAGAGTATGCTAAAGAAAATTTAGAAATAAAGTTAGATGAGTAGTATGGATTTTAATGATCTTATAAGAAAATTAGATGTTGGAGGTCCTTATGGACGTCGGATGCTCCCTAGACATTCGAGGTCTATTAGTAAGCAAAAGAAGTTTACCAAATCATGGAAATGGAAAGAAGAACCGATGTCTTCAAGCACGAATGAATTTTTTCTAGCATCATCTGATGTATCGGATCATATTACTACTAAACTAATGTTTAAGCGTGGTGATACAAACACGTTGATGGAGCAGATCACTCTTATATCAACAAAG